TATAATCGTAGTCATACGAAAGTAAAAAGCCCCTCTTATGAGGGGTTTTTTATTGTATAAAGTAAAACTTCTAAAAAACTGTTAAGAATGTATAGTTTTTTTAATGATAAGATGATGATGAATTTTTTAGGTTTGTTATATTTATATATGAAAGTAAAGTAATAATTAAATAATCGGAGAAACAGAATGCCTGAATTACTTGATCCTTCTGAGATAATGTTTACACCATTTGAACCGAAGACTAAAAATCGTTACATCATGTATATGGAAGGGATTCCTGCATACCTTGTTAAGACAGCAAACAGACCAACAATTGCATTTGAAGAGATTGAATTAAATCATATTAATGTAAAAAGGTGGGTTAAAGGTAAAGGAACTTGGGAAACTTTAGAATGTACTTTGTATGATCCAGTTGTACCTTCTGCAGCACAAGCAGTTATGGAATGGGTTAGATTATCCCATGAATCTGTAACAGGTAGAGATGGATATTCTGATTTCTATAAGAAAGATATTACTTTGAATGTTTTAGGACCTGTTGGTGATATAGTAGAAGAGTGGACAATGAAAGGTGCTTGGATTCAAACAGCAACTTTTAATGATTTAGATTGGGCCACAAATGATCCAGTAGAAGTAACCCTAACATTAAGGTATGATTACGCAATATTACAATTCTAATTTTTATAGGTTATTTTTTATTAACTTCGATATATATAATTAAAGAAATGGAGATATACTATGTCAGTTATCGCAGATAAATCTTGGTATAAGTCAAAAACAATTTGGACAGCAGTTGTTGTTTGTGCAGCTAGTATTGCTGGTGAGTTTGGGATTGAAATTCCTGAATCAGTTTTTGGTGTTCTTGCAGCATTAGGTCTGTACGGAGTTCGTGACGCTGTAGGGAAATCAAGTTAAGTAAAACAAAATTTTAAAGGTTATGGAATGGTTATAAAGTCTATTCCAGATTTTACATCAAATATTAATAAAGGAGATTCAGCATGCCTGAAACTAAATTTCCTACAGAGGTAGTTAGTTTGCCTTCTAAGGGACATTATTATTCAAAAGACGATCCATTGTCAAGTGGTGAAATTGAAATTAAATATATGACAGCAAAAGAAGAAGATATTCTTACTTCTCAGAATTTAATTCGTAGAGGAGTTGTAATTGATAAATTACTTGAGGCTCTTGTAGTAGACGAAAAAGTTAACTTAAATACTATGTTAATTGGTGATAAGAATGCAGTTATGATTGCTTCGAGAATTCTTGGTTATGGAAAAAGTTATGATTTTGAAATAGATTGTCCTGCTTGTGCAGAACATAATAAAGATTCTGTTGATTTAACTACTTTTCCTGATAAAAAAATTAATTTTTCAAAGCACGATAAAGGTCAAAATGAATTTAATTTTAAACTTCCATCTACTAAGGTTGAACTTATTTTCAAAATTCTTACACAAAAAGATGAACGTGATATAGATGAAGAATTGAAAGCAATGAAAAAGATTACAAAAGGTAGTGGAATTGATCCAGAAGTTACTACTCGTATGAAAAAAATTATTTTAGCAGTAGATGGAGAGCGTAGTCGAGCTAAAGTTAATAAGTTTATAGATGAACAATTTTTATCAAGAGATTCATTAGAATTTCGCAAATACCTTCAAACCATCACTCCTGATGTTGATATGACTTATAATTTCGAATGTTCGTTATGTACATACATAGAGGAGATGACGGTCCCGATGACCGTCCAGTTTCTTTGGCCTGCCGCCAGAGTATAAACCTCAAATACACGAACAAATATTCAATCTAATCTTCTATAGTAAAGGTGGTTTTTCCTTTACAGAAGCTTACAATTTACCTATATATCTTCGCTCATTTTACTTAAAACGTCTTCAAAAAGCTTACGAGGATGAGAAAAAAGAAATGGACAAAGGTACTAAAAAATCTAAAGGGATTAGTAGACCTGCAGTTCCTCGTCGAAAGTAACATTTTCCTCAGTTGTTATATTTATTATTGAATCATTCCATTCGTTATTGAAAATTCAAGGAGTATAAAAATGGCAACAGAAAAGCAAATGCGAGAATCTATTTTAGGAAAACTAAAAGATTTACTTAAAAAAGGTAAAAAACCACCAAAGAGTGTTGAAAAAGAAATAAATAAAGATCCAAAGCTTAAAGCTAAATGGGAAAAAGCTCAAGAAGATGCTGCACGAGCAGATAAATCTATGGATGATCTTTTGGCTATGTATTAAATAAAAAGTAAATAGATTATGGCAGACGAATCCCTCAAAACTATAAAACAAAAACTTACAGAGTTTAATAAATTAGTAAAGCAAGGTAAGGAATTAACAGCAGTTCAAGAACAAGAGCTTAGGACTTTACGCGCTCAAAAGAAAGAATTATCTGAACGTTCTAAATGGCAAAGAAAGATTTTAGATAATCAAATGTCAAGTGTTAAACAGAATGAAAATCTTGCAAAACTAATAGAATTACAAAAAAAGAAAGAACAACAATTAAAAAAAATTGTAGAGAAAAAGAACGCAATAGGAACGGAATATCAAGCTTCGATTGATGATCTTACTAAACAATTGGGAACTATGGTTGAAGATTCTGAAGAGTTTAAGAATAAACAACAAGAAATATTAGACTTAACTGAAGAACAAGCTAAGGCTGTTAAACAAGGGGAAGAACGATGGAGTAGGGCACAAATAGGGTTAAGCGAAAGTTTAGCTAAAATTCAACAAGATCAAATAGATAATAATATGAAAGCAGTTCAAGGAGAACTTACAGAAGCAGATGTTGCTCAACAATTAGTTGATATAGCTGCTGCTGAAAAAGTATTAGATGAAAATAAAGAAAATTTATCAAAAAAACAAATAGCTGTTGGGAAACAAAATTTAAAACAAATGAAGGATAAACTTAGGTCACAAGAATCTATGAATGATTACGCAAAAGTAAGAGGTGATATGGAAAGTAAACTTGATGATATATCTGGTGGTCTTATAGGAAAATATAAAAGTATGAAACAGATGCATGCTATGATAAATAAAGTAGCTGGGGGTCATCCTTATATTAAACTTGCGATAGTTTTACTTGGAATTTTAGCACTTGGAGCTAAGTTACTTAAACAGACAATGGAACTTAAAAAAGAGTTTGGTTTAAGTGTTGGTGAGACTATGAAGTTGCAAGGAGCTATGATAGGTGCTACAGCACAATTATATTTGTTGGGAGTTAGTGCAGAAGAAGTTAAGGCAACTGCGGGAGCATTAATAGATGAGTTTGGTAGTGTTAATAATGTTACAAAAGATACTTTGGTTTCTTTAGGTAAAATGCATGCAACACTTGGTATTGCTGGTGCAGATGCAGTAAAATTATTAGGTGCTTTAGAAGGAGTATCAGGTGCAAGTAGAGAAACTTTAATGGCTCAAATGAAAGTTACTGGAGAACTTGCTCAAGCAGCTGGAGTTGCACCAGCAAAAGTAATGAAAGATTTAGCAGATAATACTGAAACGTTTGCAGACTTCGCAATGGACGGTGGAGAAAATTTACAGGCAGCAGCAATACAGGCTGCTAAACTTGGTATTAGTTTAAGTGTAGTATCAAAAATGGCAAATAGTTTGTTAGATTTTGAAAGTTCTATTGCAAATCAAATGGAAGCTTCAATGATGTTAGGTAGACAAATTAATACTGATAAAGCTAGACAGTTAGCATTAGCTGGTGATTTAGAAGGACTGCAAAAAGAGGTTATGAATCAAATTGGAACTGAAGCTGAATTTAATAAAATGAATGTGTTACAAAGAAGGTCATTAGCTAAAGCGTTCGGATTGAGTACAGAAGAGTTAGGTAAAATGGTAAGAGATCAAGAAAAAATAAATAATATGTCAGCTGAAGAACTTGCAGCACAAAAGAAGAGACAAGAACTTTTAGCGTTGATGAGTCAAACATGGACTACAATAGTTACAGCAATTAAAGATGGTCTTATGCCAGTACTTTCAGTTCTTGGAACTATTTTAGCACCCTTTCTTGCAGGACTTAAATTGATAGCTCCAATTTTAGGTCCAATTGTTAAAGTCTTAGGTATTATTGCAATAGTTATAGGTGTTATTGCTGCTGTAAGTTGGTTGGCACAAGCTCCTTGGATATGGATACCACTTGCTATAATGG